AGCCCGAGAACGATACTACACCCGCAAAGGCTGGTCCCGTGACCCTGACTCCCTCTGACGACTGGGACCGCAACGATTCCCGCCAGTACCTCAACAAGCCTTGGTCCGAAAAGCCTTGGTGGGTCACTCCCGGCGAATGGTATGACGCCGGCGGCATGATGGCTTAACATAAACCTTTGGGGGCGGTATAAGCCGCCCCCAATCTCCATGCTGGAGTCGTTCCATGACTAATTCAAAACTCATCCTCGTGCTTCCTACAAATCGCGTCGGCCTTGTCCTTGAAGCTCTTAACGGCGAGTTTTCAGAACTAAGTGTAATTCCCTGCGAAAAAGACTTCAAAACCAAGCGCAATCACAAACCCAGAACAAACCTATCCCCGCGAGAACTAGCGTTGATAAAGATCATTGAAGATAACCCCGGAATAGGCTTAAAAGAACTAGAACCTAAATTTGAATCGACAGGATTTCACGGACCAACAGCATCACCTCTAGTATCTAAGTTGACTAGGATTGGAGCCGTTCGCTATGAAGGCACTCGTCCCCGTCAATATTTTATCTCTGGTTAACATAAACCTTGGGGCGGTTAATCGCCGCTCCAATCTTATGTTAATGGAGGCTGGGATGCGAAACAGTCAAGTTGCTAAAATCATTTGCGAACAACATAGCAGCGAAGTAATATTCGCAATTGCTATTCAGGTTATCTCATTCGTATTAGGCCAAGGCAAAGCTAACATTATCCATATGGACGAGGCAATGCGTTTAATGCAATACTTTCTCGATGCAAACGGTGTCGAAGTTGCTGCCATTATTGCCAATGACAAAACGAAAGCCTAACCCATGCCCGCTACATTTGCCCCGAGTGCGGCTCCCGCCAACGCCCTGCTCATGTGGACCGATGGCCGATCGGTCTATGTCGAACTCCCCACAAAACCTAACCTCCCTCCCTGCATCCTCGCCTTTCGTCTATCTGAATCCGGCCTATCCAAAGCCCTAGCTTTACTTTGCAAACACGCGGACGTCGCCGGGGAACCTCAGATAGTCCCGCCTCCCCGGCGCAAAGACTACGTTGGAACCGTCGCGCAGCATAGCCTTGCTGAATCCATCTTGCGAAAGAAGGGGATAATTCGGTGAGTTTATCAAAAACCATCGCCCATGCCAATTCCCTTGGCTATCGCATAGGCTCCGCCTCGCAATCCCCGCGCGGTTGGGAGCTAACCCTCTGGTCCGGCCAAGTTGGATATTCCGATTACGTCTGCACCTCTCATGAATCTTTGTCGCGCGCGATAGAACTAGCAATCGCTGATTTTGATTCTGGCCTTGGCAAATCCCTCGATGCAAACCTGCGAAAAGTTACCGCTTTTGAACTTAACTCAATCCTCGCAAACCTGCGACCGAAAGTCGTTGTTGATAGGAGATTCTAACCCATGAATCCCATAGTAAAACTCTTGCGTGAAATCCGTCTTGAAAAGAAAATCTCCCAAGAAGCCCTCGCCGTCCGTGCAGGCTACGGCCTAAACCAAATCTGGAACTGGGAAAACGGCCAAACCTGCCCAACCCTCGACAACGCCATTGCTTGGGCCGAAGCTCTCGGTTATGAATTCGACCTGCACATAAAGGAACCTGCGAATGTCTAAATACAGTACGATTGGTGGCCAAGTTACCCGCGGCGAAGCCTTCTCTAAACTCCTCCATCACCTGAACGAAGCCGCCGATCAAGCCGCGGTTATCTCCCACCTTCACAACACCGAAGGTTCGAAAATGGAAGAACTCATGGCCCAAGGCTGGAAGGGCGTTCATGAAATGCTGCTTCTTGTCCGCAATACCATTGTAAAAATGGCACAGAATAAGTTTCAGTGATGGAGGGGACAATGGCTGACATAGACGCGAAGAAGGTCGAATTGCTGCCGTGCCCGTTCTGCGGGAGCCCCGCCGACATATTTTATGACTCCGATAACGAAGCGAATGTGTTTTGCACTTCGGATGATTGCGATGCGCAGATTTTTGGGGCGAAAGAAGCGCGCTGCATTGAGAAATGGAACCGTCGCGCCTCCCTCCCCCTAGCAGGGAACGTGGAGGGAGACGCGCTCTATCTCGCGAGCACTTTGCGCAAGTGGGGACACGTCGGGCCGCGCCTATGCGAAAAATCGGCGGACGAAATTGATCGATTGCTTGGCGTCATCCGCTCTCTTTCCTCCCGCGTGGAGACCGAGAAGCGGGCGAAGGAAGAGGCAGAGACCGAAAACGCTCGCCTTGCGCGTCTCGTCTATGTGCCGGGCCAGTGGCGCTGCGCAAAGTGCAAGTTCACGCTCATCCAAGCCAACTTAAATGCGAACGGTGGCACAGTTACGGCGCGCGATCAGCCCGGCGATAAATGCCCGAATTGCGACAGTCCGTTGTGGCGTGTGACCGAACGCGACGCTGGCAATGAAATGATCGACCGCGCCGAAGAAGCGTTTGAGGCGAAACGAGCCGCCGAAACCCGATCCGCTGCCCTTGCAAGGGCGCTGGAGGAGGCGAGGGACGAACTGCTTGAATGCAAAGCGGACTATCACCGCAACCCGAGCAGCGTCATCGACAAATGTAATGCCGTGCTTGCCGAAGCCCGCTCCCTCCTAGCCTCAAGGAGGACACAGATACATAACAAGAAACTCTAACCCAACACAACAATCCCCTTGACTCTACCAATCAAATCTAGTATAATCTACGGACAATAAGGAAAGCCAGCATGTGGACCAAACCTAAAGATGATCGTGTTATAATGAAAGCTCTACAGCTAAGTAATACTGGACATCACAGACAAGCATCTAAACTTTTACAAGATGCAGGTAATCAATATAGAAATCCAGAAGAAAAGAAAATTCTCTGGGAAGCCGCAAAACGTAGTCAAAAAATTGCTGATTCAGATTAAGAAAAGCCAATGGGAACCCTAACCATCCGTATCGTCAATGAATCCGACCCGCCCTTCGCCGACCACTCCATCTTCGACGCCTGTACCGATCCTCAGTTCAACGGAGTCTTCCCCGATGACCCGGCGCTTGGTATTGTTTCAGAAAGAAAAGCCAATGTCCTTCCCGCCGACCCCAGAGCAAGCCGCGATTCTCGAAGCAGTGAAGACCACCAAGTCCAACCTGATGGTCCAAGCCCGAGCCGGGACTGGTAAAACCACAATGCTGCAAATGATCGACGCTGCCGAGAAAGCCCAACCATACCTGCTCATGTGCTTCAACAAAGCCATCGCCACCGAAGCCGAGAAGCGCATGCGATCCGCAACAACCGTCCGCACCTTCAACTGCCTCGGCCACAAAATCTGGGCAGCCGCCGTAGACCGCCGCCTGACCCTGAACAAAAAGAAAATCGCCGAAATCTTCCGGAGCCTAGTAGATGAAGCATCCCGTGGTGAACGAGCTTATCTTTGGAGTATGTATGATTCTGTGCTTGCTGCAACTTCAATCGCTCGTAATATCGGATACATTCCGCCAACCCATGCGCGAGCGTCCAAATCCCTTTGCGACTTCCGTGCAGTCGAGCGCTTGCTCGATGAAACCTTGCTCCCCGATGCTCCGGCCCTGATCGACAAAATCCTGAACCTCTCCATCGCCCAAGCCTACAACGGGGTAATCGACTTCACCGATCAAGTCTACATGCCAGCCCTGTTCGGCGGAACCTATCCCTCATTCCCGGTGGTCCTTGTCGATGAATATCAAGACCTTTCTCCTGTCAACCGTGCGATGGTCGCCAGACTCTGTAAACACAGCAGGCAGATTGGCGTGGGAGACGAGGCACAGGCAATTTATGAATTCTGCGGGGCTGACACCAGAGCAATGCCAGACGCTATTTCGCAATTTAGTATGGTCACGCTACCTTTGTCAATCAGCTTCCGCTGTCCCGACGCCATCACGGATAATGTCCACTGGCACGTACCAGACATACGAAGTGCTGAACGAGGCGGCATTGTTGCCCGCGGGAATATTCAATCCATCGAAGACAACTCCACCGTTATCTGCCGATATAACGCCCCACTAATCGCCCTCGCCATGGAAATGTTGCAAGCCGGACATAAGGTCGATGTTGCTGGTGTCGATATCGGCGCTCGCATCATCCGCCTCCTCGGCAAACTCGGCCCAGAAGACCAAACCCAAGCCCAAGCCTTCGAAGCTGTCGAACATTGGGAAGCAGAACGTGAAAGTCTCGATTCAAAAAGCGTTGCAGACACCGCTGAATGTATGCGGGTATTCATTCGACACGGCAGGACCCTTGGACAGGCGATTGCTTACGCTAAACATATCTTCGAATCCGCAGGCGGCACCGTCCGCTTCATGTCCGGACACCGCGCCAAGGGCTTGGAATTCGATCATGTCTATCATCTTAACAGTGAAGACATTCGGCCCGGCGGTCAAGAACAAAACATCCACTACGTGATTGATACTCGCCCGCGTAAACAGCTTACCTACATAAGGAGTCATTAACCGTGGCCCTCTCTGAATCCATCGCCGCATATGAAGACTGCTACGAAGTCTTCGACAAAGCCGTCCGTTCGTCCAAGGGTGTCCGCACCCTATTCGGCGACAAGAAAGCCGCAGGCTACTTCCGCATACGCATGAACCAAGCCCGCGTTCTCCAGCGCCGCGAATCCATGCGTATGTACCCTCGCGAAGACCCTCGTTATGGCAAATCCGAATACGACAAATTCCGGATTAAACTCGTTGAAGCCGCCGAAGGCACCGGCGAATGGTGGGTCTATGTCGATCCCTTCGGCCAAAAGGAAGAAATCATGGATATCGAGGAACTCTAATGCGCCCCGAACTCCTGATTGAAATCCTCGACAAAGCCTTGACCGAAGAACTTGGTGTGGTTGTGGAAACAAATAACGTCCACGCTCTCAACTATCATTTCCACGATATAGTCAAAGCCAACCCTAAATACGCCAACCTAGTAGTCTGTTCCGGCGGTAAAGAGGGCGTCACAATTATCGCCCAGAAATCCGTCGAACTTGACGATGCAAGGGAGCCTGAATGATGAAGTTAAAACTTTCAAAACGAGAAATTCGGGCATTCATAGAGCTTCAAGATATGCTTGAAGATGCTGCAACACCGCCAGATGAATTCTTTGCTTGGATTGCTGCAAGATTAACCAATGAACATAACGAATCTCCAAACGTAGATTACATTCAAAAGCTCGCAGATTATAGCGATCGTTTTGCTAAGATTCAAAACCTGCTGGAGTATCCACTATGAGTGACCTCGACGAACTTATGCGCCGGATTGAAGACATAAACGCCAAACCGGCAATTGACTTGACTTCCGAAGATATCGATGACATAATCAAATATCATCGACATTCCCGCGCCAGAAAGGCCAAAGGCGAGAAACCAACCAAACCACAGTCAGTCGACATTTCCCAAGTGATGATGAAACTGACCAAGCCAAAAACTGAGGTTAAGGTTGATAGGAGGTTTTGATGAAGCGCCAAAGCAAAGCTGAGGAAGCGCTCAAGTCCCAATGGAACATGCTTCAAGGCGAAATCCAAGGGATGCTTCAAGTCAAAGCCGATTGTGAGATTAAGATAGCAACGCTAACTGACATATCTCAAAAAGTCATGTCTGAGATATCCCGTCTAGAATCTCTTCGACTGAAAGCCTCCACCGACCGAAAGCCATAAGCCCATGCCCGACCAAACCCTAGACGAATCCCTCCTAACCGTTGGCTCAGCCAGTCCCTTCCTACCCGGTACGAATATACAATGGGCGTGGGATAGTACGTGTCTAGGTCTTATTAAGACGTGCGCTAGACTCTACCAATACACCATGATCGACGGCTATGTCGGCCGCGGTGAATCCATCCACCTTCGCTTTGGCATCGAGTACCACCAAACCCTGCAAGACTACGATATCGCCCGTGCCACCGGAATCTCCCATGAAGACGCAGTTCACGATGCAATATCCGACTTGGTTCGAAGGACGCATGATTGGAGTGTCGATGAGACAGTTAAACCAGGAAAATATAAAAACCGCACGACTGTCGTTTCACTTGTTCTGGATTACCTTGACCATTACGTGGACGATCCTGCCGAAACCTACATCAAATCCGACGGAAAGCCTGCGGTGGAATTGAGCTTCCGATTCGAGCTTGATTGGGGGCCGCAGGGTTATGCTATGGGTATGTCCATCGACGAAGATGGTAATCCCAAAGAGCCTACGATCTATGGCCAACCCTACCTCCTAGCCGGCCACCTAGATCGTGTCGTCACCTTCAACGACCAACTTTTCGTGATGGACCACAAAACCACCGTCACAACCCCAAGCCAATACTACTTCGACCAATACGAACCCCACAACCAGATGACCCTCTATACCCTCGCCGGTCAGATGGTCCTCGGTGCCCCGATCAAAGGCGTGATCGTTCGCGCCGCGCAGATTCTCTTGGAGAAGGAAAACAGGTTTGTATCAGGTTTTACCTTCCGTACAGCCGACCAGCTCGACGAATGGCTGGCTGACCTGCATCTTCATTTAGGTAATGCCGAACGCTATGCCATCGCCAACTACTGGCCAATGAACGACACTGCCTGCGACAAGTTCGGCGGTTGTAAGTTCCGCGGGGTTTGCTCTAAATCCCCATCTGTCCGTGAGATTTATCTCAAATCCGACTTCGAACAACTGGCATTGGAGGAAAGATGGAATCCCCTGAGAAGCCGATAATCGCCAAGGCCGTAGTCGCTAGCACCATCCACGGCCTTGATATCGCCAGTCAAACCCTATACGAGTTCGCCCGCCGAATTAAAGACGACCAAACCCGAGGCTTCTCCGAACGCCGTGCGATCGTGGAAGTCCTTAATGAAATCCACAAGGAATTTGTGGTAGAAATGGAGAAAGCCAATGGCAACGCAAACAAAAGCGCAGGAATCGATAGAGACTCTCAAGAACGTCAACAAGCATCTGAGTGAAGTATTTAAGCAGATTTCTACAAAAGATACAGCACTTAATTCTGTTGCTGATGATCTTCGCAGAATTGCTTCTAAAGTTGGTGAGCTTAAGATTGAAGCTTGGTCCAAAGTCGATGCAAAATTTGTATCTATGTCTTTCAAACAGCATTTGCAGGATTTAATCAATACCCTCGAAGGAGCCAAAAGCTAATGCCCTCCCTAGCCAACCAACAGTCGAACCAATTCACCAAAGTCCTCCTGATCGGGGACGCCAACTCCGGCAAAACCGGTTCGCTCGTCTCCCTCGTAAAAGCCGGATACAAACTTCGCATCCTTGACTTCGACAACCTCCTCGACATTCTCAAGTTCAAAATCATGGAAGAATGTCCTGACAAGATCGAAAACGTCGAGTTCGTCACCGTCCGCGATGCCTATAAAGCCGGAGCCTCTGGGAGCCAAATCGATGGAAAGCCAAAAGCATGGATCAGTGCGATTAAGTTGCTCGATAATTGGAAATATGATGATGTCGATTATGGAAGACCAGCAGACTGGGGCCCTGACTGCATCCTTATTGTTGACTCGCTCTCACGACTTTGCGATGCAGCTTATGATTTCCATGAATCCATCATTCCACGGGGAAAGAGTGGTGATTACGACGGACGAGCCGTCTATGGAAACGCTCAGGACGATGTTGAGAAGGTCCTCGCAATGTTGACTTCGCGCGGTTTCGCCACCAACCTAATCGTAATTGCCCACGGTAGCTACATCGACCTGCCCGACGGTACCACCAAAATCTTCCCGCAAGGTATCGGCCAGAAGCTTTCTCCAAAAATCCCCCAATACTTTCCAACCTACATCCGCTACAAAAACAAATCTGGCAAACGCACAATCCAAACCGCGTCGGATGCCATGATTGATCTTGCCAATCCCAGACCAGATAAAGTCGACAAGGACCTTCCTATCGAAACTGGTTTGGCGACTCTCTTCGAGGCGCTCCGTGACACGCCCGTTGAGAAACCTAAGTCTGTCACGTTGGTCCGTAAGTAAACCTCAAAGGAAAACCCATGAATGACAAGCCCAACTTCGCATCAATTTTGGATGAGGCACCAACCGAAATCGATCGGCCCAAGCCCATTCCCACTGGCACCTATCTCTGCCGCGTTCAGGGCTCGCCAGTCTACGACAAGTCCTCCAAGAAAGGCACCCCGTTTGTCCAGTTCACTCTAAAGCCAGTCTCCGCCGAAGACGACGTTGACGAGGACGATCTGACCGAAATGGGAGGGCTCGACAACAAGACCCTTCGCCTGACGTTCTACCTCACCGAAGACGCCGTATACCGGCTGGACGAGTTCCACGAACATTGCGGATTGGACCTTGGCGAGTCTGCCAGCCGCCGATCCCGCAACGACGAAGTGGTCAACGCCGAAGTCCGAGCGTTGGTCAAGCATCGCCCGAGTGATGATGGCCAGATGGTGTATGCGGAAATCTCGAGAACTTTGAAGGCAGACTGATATGGAAGACCGTCCACTTACCTTCGGAGAAAAGGCTGTCGGCCTGACCTTCAACCCGTCTGGTGATGAACGCGTACAGCGCCTAAAGGTTATGTATGCGGCTATCATTGACGAACTATTCGCCATGGATGATGGTAGCGGGAGTGGTCAAGCTCGACTTGCTTCCGTCGCCATCACCGAAGCCCAAGGTGCCCAGATGTGGGCAGTAAAGGCTGCGACTTGGCGTGACTAAAAGCCAACTGGGGCGGGGAGTGATTCCCGCCCCAACTATAGGAGATAGAAATGGAAACGTCAGAACTGCTAAATGAACGCGGCAAAACTCACGGACCTTATGAGCTTCATGCTGGCATCACTCAACAGATCAAATCTGTTATGCGCCTACAACATCAAAATGGATATGCTTGCTGGGCCAAGCTTGAAGAAACTCAACGTGAATCCCTCGATATGATCGCACATAAGATCGGCCGAATTCTCGCAGGCGATCCAGACTTCCGTGACCATTGGGATGACATTGCAGGCTACGCTAAGCTGGTCGCAGATAAATGCAGCAAGTAAAGCCCATCCTCCTAATTGGCGAAGCTTGTAGTGAAGCCGAAGCCCGACTCAACACTTCCTTCGTCGGCCCATCCGGCGCTGAACTTCTCCGGATGCTCAATGAAGCCGGCGTGATCGAATTCACCTTCGCCGATCGCGATTACCTTCATCGCTACTACGCCCAGTCCGATTCCTCCTGCCTCGAAGCTATCTGGCAACTCCATCCCGAAGTCGTCCGCACCAATGTCTTTAACCAACACCCGCCCCGCAACGACCTTGAACATTTCTGCGGACCCAAAGCCGAAGCCATCCCCGGATACCCAGCGCTAGTCAAATCCAAATACGTCCGTCAGGAGTTTGAACATGAACTCGACAGATTGGCTAACGAAATTATCAACCTTGATCCTAATCTTATCATCTGCCTCGGTAACTGTAGCCTTTGGGCTTTGGCTGGTCGGACGGGTATCTCCAAGCTCCGTGGTACTACTCTTTTGTCTACTCATACTGCTGTCGATTTTAAGCTTCTTCCTACATACCATCCGTCCGCAGTCCTCCGACAATGGGACAATCGACCAACAGTAATCGCCGATCTTATGAAAGCCGCCCGCGAATCCGCATTCCCTGAAATCAGGAGACCCCCACGTGAAATCTGGATTGAACCAACCCTCGAAGATATCTCCTTATTCATATCCAAACACATCGCTGGATGCAGATTACTTTCTGTCGACATTGAAACAAGCGGACAGAGAGTTACTTGTATTGGTTTTGCTACCGCCGCCTCAATTGCGATTGTCATTCTTTTCGATGACATACGACAAAACGATGTAATTTATTGGCCGACTCGTGAAGACGAAGTGTAAGTAGGTA